GGGCCGCCCGCCCGGCCCGCCGGATGAATGGACGCCCGCCCGGCCCGCCCGCCCGGCCTCCATTTGGACGCGCTCAGGGCCTCGAATCATTTGCAGAAACGGCGCGAAATTGCACCAAAATACACCACACAAAAGCAGGTCAAATGGCCTGGATCGCCCGGCCCGCCTACGTTTGCGGCGATTTGGGCATAGGCTAATTTGGCACCGAAATGGCCTGCATCCCGCGCCCAGCCTACGATGCAGGGCCAACACGGCCCCGGCCCGAGCCAACACGCCCGAACGGATCCAGGTACGCTGAAACCCGCGCCAGCCGGGCGATACAGAGGGGGTAGGGGGGGCTCGAACAGGGCACGACCGGGATGAGACCGGCGCGTGGGGCTTCCTTTAAATGAAACCACCTTTTGCCCGGGGGGGGTCAGCGTTCTTGTCGTATATTGTGCGCAGTAACTACCTGAAAATGAGCGCAACAAGAAAGACTATCGCCCTAAAAGCCTTGCAGGGCACGGATAGGCCGTCACGTCGCGTGTTGCCAGTCAAGCAATTAGGACTGAATCGGCCTGACCCGGTATTTGACTTGTCGGCTGCTGAACGCAAACTGTATGACGACTTGGTTGAACACCTGGATCATTACGGTCTGCTGCATAAGGTTGATGCTGTCGGACTCAGCTTGCTCGCAAAAAACATCGCCATTATGAAGTGGTGTGCTGACTCACTAAAGGGACCGGGTGATGTTGTGCAAGTGTTTGACAATGGCACGAGCAATGTGAGCGGCATGTACACGGCGTACACCAAAGCGCAAGCAGCTTTTCAGTCTCTGATGTCCAAGTGGGGGCTATCCCCAGTAGACAGAGAGAAGATTGCAGGCATGCTATTGGACAACGAAGAGGACGAGTACGAAAACTTTAAGGATGCCTAATGTCCCCAAAAAAGAAAAGAGACGTCCATGGAAGGTACCTGCTAAGGGCCGTAGGCCGCAAGCTGGCAGAATACGGTCAGCCGACCCTCGATACCATACTAAGCAATGGCAGCGAACCCGATTGCTGGTGCTACAACGAGACGCATGCTGTATGCTCTGCATGCAGCTTGGTAAAACTACTGCCTCAACCGTTGCCGACCACATCATCCCAGTGCGAATGCGGGATCCGTTCAATGACCAGTTCTACAACATCGACACCATACGCGGACTATGCAGCTCCTGTCATGCCCGGGTCTCGGGACGTCAAGCACACGGTAAAGAATGAGTCAACCACAGTATGTAAAATATGCGGAGGACGTGCTAAACGGGGACATCCCGACATCGAAGTACGTTAGGCTGGCTTGTGAAAAGTTTGCCGATGAGGTCAGCCAAGGGCACGACCTATATCACTTCGACCCTGAGCGAGCCGACAAGTACATCACCTTCTTTTCAAAATTCCTCAAACACAGTAAAGGAACGTTTGCAGGAAGCTCCTTTGACTTATTGCCATGGCAAGAGTTCGTTGTAGCCAATTTGTTTGGTTGGGTTAACACTGAGACTAATCACCGTCGGTATCGTACTGCATACATACAAGTTGGTCGTAAGAACGGTAAGACGACTCTGCTTGCGGGGCTATCTCTCGCCATGCTGGACTTTGACGCAGAGCAGGGCAGTGAGGTTTACTATTGCGCAACAAAGAGAGACCAAGCCAGGATCTGCTTTGACGAAGCGGCACGAATGGTTGCCAGTAGCCCCAGTCTGTCTAAGCGTATTGGCGTTCACCGCGCCAACATGCACGTCAAGAAGACAAACAGTAAAGCCGAGCCACTATCGAGTGACCGCAATAGTTTGGATGGTTTAAATGCGCACCTTGCTGTAGTGGATGAGTATCACGCACACACAACAAGCCACGTTTACAACGTCCTAAAATCATCAATGGGTAGTCGCCTGCAACCAATGATGATGACAATTACAACGGCTGGATTCAATGTAGACGGACCTTGCTACCAATTAGCTCGCACATGTAAGGAAGTGTTGGACGGCAAGAAGACTGATGACAGCCTCTTCAGTATGCTTTACGAACTCGACCCGGAAGACGACTACAAAGAAAGTGAGCATTGGATAAAAGCTAACCCAAGCTTAGGTAGCAGCATAAGCCTTGAGTATCTCGAGCAACAGGCCACACAAGCAAGGAACTACGGAGGCGCGGAAGAGGTGAACTTTAAAACCAAGCACTGCAACTTATGGGTTCGTAGTAGCGAGAGCTGGGTCACCGATGACGTATGGCAAAAAAACGACTTAGGCGTTGTAGACATTGAGCCTACGCGAGCTTGCTATGGTGGCCTTGACCTTGCTTCGGTCAGTGACTTCTGCTCTATGGTGCTGGCGTTCCCTCGTGATGACGGTGGTTATGACACGCGTCGTTTCTACTGGCTACCTGAAGAGGCTATTGAGAAACGGCTGTATAAAGACGAGTCCACCATCTACCTGGATCTTCGCCATGCCGATGAGGTCATGGTCACGCCCGGCAACGTAACTGACTACGACTACATCCGTAAATGCATCAGCGGGTATCACGTTGTAGACGGTCAGGTGCAGTTTGATGACGACTGCATCATGCGTAAGTACAACTTGCGCAGTATTGCTTTTGACCGATACAACAGCTCACAGCTCATTATCAATCTCACACACGATGGCGTAGAGATGAGTCCTATGGGCCAAGGCTACGTCAGCATGTCGGCTCCGATGAAAGAAGTCTATCGCCTACTTCTTGAGGGAAAACTCAACCATGAAGGCGACCCCACTTTGCGCTGGATGGCAGGCAACCTTGAAGTTGCTTACGATCCGGCTATGAACTGTAAGCCTGATAAGGCAAGGTCTCAAGATAAGATTGACGGCATCACTGCATTGATATGTGCTGTAGGTGAAGCAATGACAGAAACTCAAGACGACCAATTCCCTGATGACTACACAATCCGATTCCTATGAAATCTTGCGAGGACAAATTAGAAATGGCCCGTAAACTCAACACTCCACACGGCTTTGTTGACGAGTATCAGCGTAGGCTATACGCACACGACAGAAACGTAGACGCCTACTGGTCTGTTGAAGAAGACTACTTTCAGCTATTTGGGCGCAACCGCTACAGTTGCTACCAAAGCTTCCATACCATCCTGCGCCGCATCTTGCGTAGAAATCGAACAACGTAGGACCAACTTGTTGCATCAATGACTAACCTTGTAAAATATGGCAGAGAACCGTCAGGGCATCTTCGCTCGCATCCGTAGCGCAATCCGACCATCGGATAATCAAGAGGAGCGTTCGTTTGACCCCGCACTCTATTACCCATGGGCACCAACTCGCTCAGGAGTAGTTATGAGTGAGGAGGGCTCACTTGCTGTGTCCGCAGTTTACGCCTGCATCAATAAGATTGCCAGCACCATTGCCAGCTTGGACATAGGTCTGTTCCGTGTTGAGAACAACAGGAAGGACATGGTTAGCGACCATATCGCTTACAAGCTGTGCGCAAGGGAACCTAACCAGTATATGGGAGCGTTTCACTTTTGGCAATACATTGTGTCAGACGCACTGATGCACGGCGGTGGGTACGCTCTAATTGAACGAGACCAAGCTGGACGTCCAAAAGCATTGACACTGGTGCCGCCGGATCAAATTAAAGCAAAAGACCTCAACGGTCGTCGCATATATCTGTACCGTGACACTAACGAGGCTCTTTTCAACGAAGATGTGTTAGCAATCGAATGCTTCCGTGGCATGAGCCCGGTTAAGGAGCATCTCGAAAACATTGGCCTGTCTTTTGCCGCACAGCAGTATGGTGCAAGCTTCTTTGGTAGTGGCGGCAACATGAGTGGTGTGCTTATGACCGACAAGGTGTTGAGCGAGGACCAGTACCGCCGTCTTGGTAGTACTTGGGACCAAAAGTACCACGGTATGAATAGCAGTCACGCTACAGCAATCTTGGAAGCAGGGTTGAAGTATGAGCGTGTTGGTATTCCGCCGGAGCAGGCCCAAGCATTAGCCACTCGTAAGTACCAAGTTGAAGAAATCTGCCGCATCTTCAATGTGCCAACTGGCATGGTTCAAGTCGGTGAGCAGAAGTACAGCAACGTAGAGCAGCAAGACTTGTTCTTTGCCAAGCATACAATCCACCCCTGGATCGTAAATATTGAGCAGGAGCTACGCCGTAAGCTATTGACTCCGGGCGAACAAGACGCTCACGAGTTTCGCTTTAGCATGTTAAGTCTTATGCGCGGCGACATGGCTGCACGAGCCAACTACTACCACACTCTTTTGACTGACGGGGTGCTAAGTATCAACGAGGTCAGAAAATTTGAAGACCTCAATGGCGTAGAATCGGGAGACATCAACCTCGTTCAGGTCAACCAAATCCCGTTGAGCAGTATGGAGGCGTATGCGAAATCACTAACTGGAACTGAACCTGATGGCGACGTACAGTAATTACCCCCAATCAGCTCGCAAGGCAGCTCGACGCGCTATTCGCCACAAGGAGAAGAACGGCACAAGCTGTGGAACGCCTGTGGGCTGGAATCGTGCATCGCAATTGTCGTCAGGTGAGGCACTTAGCCTGTCTACGGTAAAAAGAACATTCTCCTTTCTCTCTCGTGCTTCCGTGTACAATCAAGGTAAGTTTACGGACGAGAAAGGCAAAGACATTTGTGGAAGCATCATGTATGCGGCTTGGGGAGGCTCCAGTATGCGCTCATGGTGCAGTGGTGTCATTAATAAATCTGAACGCATGTCGCAACAAGAAACCGAAGAACGAGACATACTTGCTGTGCAGGAAACTGAGGATACAGTAATTGTCACACACACAAAAGCACCGGGCTACGGAGGTACTCAGCGGCCTGTTGAGTCAAACCCCTCTAACCCCAACGCGGATCCTGGTCTACCCGCGCCAACGCCCAGCTCACCACCAACATCAGGAGGCAAGCCTCCAGCTCCTGCCGCACAAGGTGGCAGAGATGAGGATTCTATTAACGACCAAGAAAAACGCACTATGAGTGATATTGAGCGCAGACACCTCCCAAGCAATGAGGAGGTTGAAGTACGCCTGTCTGACGAGGGCCGTACTGTTGAAGGCTACGCTGCTGTATTTGGACAACCAACAATGATTGGTCAGGTCGAAGAAGTAGTAAGCCACGGGGCCTTTGATGACCGCCTTGGCGATGACGTTGTTGCTTTGTTTAACCACGATCAAAACATGCCGTTGGCTCGGTCCATTAACGGCGAAGGCACCCTTGAACTTAAGGTTGACCAAAAAGGTCTGTACTACAAGTTTGACTTAGGCAATCAGTCTTACGCCAAAGACCTTGCAGAAAGCATTAAGCGCGGCGATGTACGCGGTTCAAGCTTTGGTTTTGTAGTTCGCGAAGACGACTACGAAAAGAAATCTGACGGCACATACCGTCGAAACATCAAGTCCGTTTCACGGATTGCAGACGTATCTCCAGTTGTCAGCCCTGCCTACCCACAGACCTCCGTAAAAATGCGCGATATGATTGCTGCTATGGAGGCGCAGGCAGAAGAACAGGCTGCTCCTGACACCGAAAATCCGCCAATGCTCGCTCCAAAGAGGAAAGTAGCGGAGGCACTTCTTTCTATTCACCACCATAATTCCCAAACAAAATGAAGCAATCCATTGCTTTGAAGGAAGAACGAGCCTCCCTCATCACTGAGCTGGAGGGCCTCGTCAACACCGCCTCCACCGAGGAGCGCGAGTTCACTGAAACTGAGGAGACCCGTCAGGGCGACCTCAATGAATCAATCTACGCCTTGGACGCGAAGATTACCAAGGCTGAGAAGTCTGAGCAGATTCTTGCTCGGAACCTTGCAGGTGCGGCATCTAAGTCTGATGAGGTCGAGATGGACAACCATGCCAAGCATTACAGCTTGCAGTCTGCTGTAGAGCAGTTCCGCATGGGCGGTCGTCTTGAAGGCCGTGAGGCTGAGATGCAACAGGAAGCCATGAAGGAGTACCGCGAAGCGGGCATCGCTCCTACTGGTCACATCCAAATCCCGATGGGCATCACCTATCGTGCAAGTGGTGACGTTTCTGCTTTTGCTGCCACTACTGGCACAACAGAGCAGCCCGTGTTGCCCGGTCTCGTCCCTGAGTCTGTCATTCAGCAGGCAGGTGCCAACCGCATCACTGGAGTTGCTGGAACAGTTCGTCTCCCAGCATTGCCATCTGACGCCACGTTGATCAAAGGCGAAGAAGCCGCCATGGATCCTGGATCCGAGATGGCTGCTGTGGACATCGCACCTGTGCGCATGGCCTCTCGCATCGACGTGTCAAATCAGATGCTCGCTGCATCTACCAGCACGTTTGACTCTGTAGTCGCTGCTCAGTTCCGCCGTCACAGCGGAGGTTTGCTCGACAAGCAGGCTTGGGCCAACTTCGTTGCTCAAGGGGCTAAGGTCCTGCGTAGCACCACTGCTAATGCCGCTATCCCAGCCATCGACTTTGCTTCTGCAAACGACTTGATTGCTGCTCTCGGCACTGCTGAGGCTTTGGACAACAGCGCAGCGTTCTTCTCTGCTCACGGTCAGTTGGCTACAGCTCGCTCACAGCAGGCTGTCACCAACGGTGGTATCCCCACCTTGCAGGCTGACGGCACGATTGCTGGCTACAAGGCTTACGGTCACAGCCAAATCACTGATGCTTTGTTGACTGACACCGATGTCGATGCCGCTTCTGAGGTGTATGCTACCGCAGGTTCTGTCACCTCACTTAGCAACGAAGCTGATGCTCTTCCGTTCTTCATGGTGAACATGAATGATGTCTACTGCTGCTACTGGGGCGGAGCGGACCTCGTCGTGGACAACATGAGCCAAGCACACGCTGGCGTCACGCGTTTGATTATGAACTACTACGCCAACTGTAAGGTTGGACACGCTGCTTCTGCGAAGTACGTTGTTGTAGCGTAAAATCTGTTTTGGTTATCCTGGATCCTGGCCTTCGGGCTGGGGTCCGGGCTACCCACACTTGCTCATGAATGCACATCCACACATACAATTTGGAGCCACTACAGGCTCAAAGACTTTGACCGCAGGAGTCCTCCCGGAACTGGCTGATGTTAAGGCCCATTTGCGTGTGGACTTCAATGATGACGACACGTACATTGGAGATATCATGACGGCGGTTCGCTCGTACATCGAAGACTACTGCGATGTAGCGTTTGGAACCATCACACACACAGCGTACTGGGATTACGCCTACCCCTTAGTTAATGTCCCAAAGAAATTCGACACTATAGCGATTCTTGGTGCAGGCGATGCAGACCTGACTCCCACGCTATCTGTCAAGCAGGCTGACGGAAGTTATGTTGCTGCTACCGCTGACTCTTACGATGTAGACTACGTCAGCAATCCTATTCGTGTCCACATGAAATCAGGCTTTAGCGAGTCTGGCCGGACACTTAACCGATACAAATTCACCTTTACCACAGTTGCACTAACTGTCCCGGAATACGTGTTTCAGGCATTCCTTATGATTGCAGGACATTACTATGAAAACCGTCAAGACGTAGGTAAAGAGCGAATCTTTGAGGTGCCTATGAATAGTAGGTACTTGCTCAATAGGTATCGCCAACAATCCTTTGTCTGATGCTCAACATAGGAACCTTCCGCAGGAAGATAAAGTTGTACTCTCCTGCCACAAGCGTCAATAGCTTTGGAGAGACAGCAATAAGCAGATACGTTTTGCAGTTGACCTGCTTTGCTAAGAGGCGGGACATTGAGTGGTCTACTATTGGTGAGGAGTCACACGGTAAGCAGCTTGTCGTCGAGGCACGTACCGAGTTCTATATTAAGAAGTTTCGTCCTGCCATTACAGAAGAATGGCTTGTAGAGTTCAATGGCAAGTACTATGAATTGACTCGTGTTGACGAGTTTGGTAACGGCGAGTACACAAGGCTTTTAGGACTGCGAAGAGACAACTGGACACCAACCTTCTGACATGGCCCTACTCAGCAACAAGTTTCGGCCCAACGCTGTTGTAGATACCACAGCCCTAAAGCACTTTGAGAAGAAGCTACAGACGCTTGGAGGGTTAACGGTGAAGCAGCGTCGAAAGGAGATGCAGAAGGTAACCAACTACGCTATCCGACCTACAACAGCTTTGATGAAGCAGAAGGCGGGCGCGATTAAGCGACGAGGCATTTTGCGTGACAGCGTCATGACTATGGGCGCAAAGGCCACTGGTTTTGGCTCTCGAGTCGGATCCAGGTCAGGGCCAAAGATTCGGGGCACAAAAAAAAGGAAGGCATATCACGCGCACCTTGTTGAGCTTGGAACAAAGAAAAAGACCAAGACGGTCAAGCCCGGCAACAAGATGTTCCGTTTCTACAGCTTTAAGAATAAGCGTTGGGTCTTCACAAAAAAGATTGTGCATGGCAGCAAAGCACAGCCCTTTATTGCCCCTTCATACCAACAGACCAAAAGTCAATATGCTCCACGAATAAAGAAGAAGCTTGCTGTGATGCTTAGGACATTAGTCACAGGTGGAGGTCGTAAATCAGGAGTAACCAAAATAGGCAAGTAATGATTCATGTAATTCGTCAGAGACTTATTGACACTCCTGCGGTAACAAACCTTGTTCCCGCGTCAAGGATTAGCCTTGTTAATGCTCGGCAGGGCATGGAGCGTCCTTACATTGCCATTGATCTTGAAGAGACTCAGTTTCAGCGCAACACCACGACTGTACATGGTGAAATCTATAACGTGTTGGTCTACGTAACCAGCACCACCATTAGCAACGCTTGGGCTGTACACAATGCAGTTAAAGGCAGCCTCAGCGAGTTTACCGGAAGCATAACGGTAGATGGTGTTGACTACGAGATTGGTCAGGTTAGCATCATGGATGTCATGACTGATGCGCACGAGCTTCACGACTTCTATGTGGTGGCAATCAGCTTCAACGTCTTTATGGGTTGTTAATCGAACTTCGTTTGCCTCGATTGCCTTAGAAATTATAACCTTGCACTATAACTGTTCACCATGTCAACGATTAAGGGAAATAACGCTACTATCATCTTTAAGGATGAGGCGTCCAACAATGCATCGGACTTAAACACGTCAGCACTTGGTTCTTACACTGAGTTCACTGGCGTCACAAGCTGTAGCATTTCAGTGTCCAACGCTACCTTTGAGGCAACCAGTATTACTGGGCCTTCGTCAGCAGCTACTACTCGTGATTTCTCTGTGGGCACTACAGCTACGTCTATGAGCCTTGAGGGCGTTTACGATCCAGGGCAAACCAACAATGCCGACGAGTTGTTTCTTAAGTGCAAAAACAAGACTCGAATGGGTCTGTTTTGGGAAAACGCACAAGGAGGAAGCGGCGAAAACAAAGCCGTTGGCGGAATTGGCTTCTGCACTTCTTTTGAGCTTAGTGCTGGCATGGACGACTTCGTTACCTTCTCCGCCTCATTTGAGCTGGAGGGAAACCCAAAAGTGATTGACATCAACTAATCATGGCAACAATTAACGCAAATACGGTAGCCATCTATGTTGATGCTGCCGCAGGTTCGTTCAGCACGAACCCTGCTGAAACCTCAACAGCTACACCTGCATTGAAACCTGTTTTGTACAGCTCAAGCGCAAGCATTACGGTGAACAACGCTACTTACGAGACCAACTACAAGAAGGCTACGGCTTCTGTCTCAGACGCAGCTCCTTCTTTGGCACCGACACGAGCTTACAACGTAGGTACCACTACTACGTCAATCAGCTTGGAGGGTATGGCATCTTGGGCGACCCTTTCTAACACCATGGACATGAAGGCCATCTTTGACGAGGTAATCGGAAAAGCTCAGGTTACTGTCTGCTGGGCCTCAACTGACACAAACGGCAGTGCATACGGAGGAAAGGGTTTCTTCACCAGCTTTGAGATTAGCTCAGGCGTAGATGACTTTGCTACCTTTAGCGCACAGATTGAGCTGACAGGCGACCCCGAGGTTGTAGCCTAATCGTCAAACGAGGCTTAGTTTGTTGTAAATTGCCAGCAAAACGTTGGCTATGAATAAACTGTCCGGAAAATTTGACGTAGAGCTTGCAGGCAAAAAATGGGTTTGCCACCTTTCTATGAATGCATTCCGCATTCTTTGTGAGAAAGAGTATATCAAGTTTGCTGACATGCAGAACTTCCTTCAGGAAAAGCCATTGAGTGCTGTTCCAAAGGTCATTTTCTATGGCATCTTGAACAATCTATTCCTCACACAACAGGATGTAGACAAGAAGCTTCCCGACTTTGAATGGTTTGCGGCTGTCCTTTTGGACGATCCTGGTTCGCTTGAAGCTTACACCGAGAAGATTGCTATTGCTTTCGGTGGAGAAGCCGAAGATAAAGAGGACTCGGGAAACAAGTAGACGACCAAGACTCGGAGCCTCAAAGCTGGCACAAGCTATATGAAGAGGGGCTGGGCTTAGGACTACTACCTGAGCAGTTTTGGTCGTTGACATTCTTTGAGCTTGCCAGCTACAGCCGCTATATCCGCAGACAGGATGAGCGACAGTGGTGGCACACGTCCAGTCTTATGGCCCTGCATGCTAACATGAACAGGGACAGCAAGAAGAAGCCTAATCCGTATAAAGCGGCAGACTTCTTCCCATACAACGACGAAAGAAAAAAAGCAAAGTTTGTTCGTGGTTTAACGACTGAGGAGAAAGACCTTACGGCAGGTTGGGCACAAAAACTCCAAAGTCAAGATGGCAAGTCAGGAACTAAGTAAGTTATCGGTCCTTCTGCTGTTTGACACCTCTAAGTTTGAGAAGGGGCTGTCAGATGCGCAGAAGAAAATGATGCGAGTCGGTCGTAGTATGACCGACATCGGCAAGAAGATGAGCGTAGGCTTGTCTCTTCCGTTAGCAATTGTAGGTAAGCGCGTTACAGAAACAGCTACCGAGTTCGAGTATCAAATGGCCCGGGTACAGGCCATTAGTGGTGCTACCTCCAGTGCCTTTAACGAGCTTTCAAAAAACGCCGAGGCTCTCGGTGCGTCAACCATCTTTACGGCCCGCGAGGTTGGTCAGCTTCAAGAGGAATTTGCAAAGCTTGGATTCACTGCGGATCAAATCGTTCAGGTTACTGAGAGTACGCTCTCTTTGGCTCAAGTTACAGGGGCATCACTTCCTCGAGCTGCTGAGATTGCAGGTGCCACTTTGCGCACGTTTGGCATGGAGGCCAATCAAGTTGGTCAAGTCAACGATGTAGTTGCTGTTGCCATATCTAAGTCTGCACTTGACTTTGAGTCGTTTGCAGAGACCATGAAGTATGCTGGCTCACAGGCTGCGGTCAGCGGCGTAAGCATGGAGGAGCTGAGTGCTGCCATGGGCGTACTTGCCAACCGAGGTGTCAAAGGCTCGATTGCAGGTACACGTCTGCGTATGATCTTCGCCAAGTTAGCTCAGGAAGGAGGTAACGTCCACGACAACTTTATCGAGCTGATACAGGGCAGCATGACGATGACCGAAGCTATTGACCGCTTTGGTGTTCGTGCAGCAACCGCAATCCCTGTTTTGCAAGAGAACGCTGATGAGTTCTTTGCTCTTGAGAAGTCCATGGTCCAGTCTGCTGGGGCATTGGAAATCATGCAGGAGCGCATGGACGACACGTCCTTTGCCGCACAGAAAAAGCTTAAGTCAGCTTTAGAGGATGTCAGTATACAGCTTGGCAAGGCATTGCTACCAATGGTCAACTTCTTTGCCGAAGCACTTGCCCGTGTAGCAAATGGAATCGCTATGATGCCACCACTACTTTCAGGGGTGATGGTAGCTTTTGCGGCTGTAGCTGCTGCCATGGGTCCAGTAGTGTATTTGATTGGCAACTTGCTGACTTCGTTTCCCGCGCTTACAATGCTGTTTCCTAAGCTTGCAGGTGCTGTTACGTTTCTTCTTGGTCCTTGGGGCTTGCTTGTTGCAGGTATTGCTGCTCTTGGTTTTGGCCTTATAGGTGCATATAGACAGAGCGAGAAGTTTATGACTGTGCAACAGCGCATGCAGAGAGCCACAAAAGCGGCATCTGACAACACTGTGCAGGCGACCGAGAAGATCCGGGTTCTAATTGGTCAGTACAAAAATGAGAACAGAACCCTTGAAGAGAAGCAAGGCATTCTAAACAGTTTGGCCGAATTGCAGCCTGACTACTTCAAAGGATTAGACGCAGAGGCAACGAAAGTAGGAGACCTTGAGACTGCATACGATAAGCTGTTTGAAGCTATGATGCGTCAAGAACGTGCCAAAGCGTTCATGAGTGAGATAAACCGTCTTGAGCAAGAACGAGTAGATGCTCTTTTAGCGCAAGATGCTGCTCGAGAAAACGTAGAAAAGAAACAGGCTGCCGTGCCTCTTGCTGCCGGGTCCGTAACCACAAGTCAATATACTGCTACTGGCGGTATGGGAGGCTTTGTTGGAACTGGAGGTGGTGTAGCAATAAGCGCGGAAGGAGCGACTGCAAACGCCGAGGCGGAGGTCGAAAAAGCACAAGCAATTGTTGATGGCTACGATGACGTCATTGCCGACATAGAAGCACAGGCTCAAAGAATAAATACGCTCATGCAAAAGGGC